TGATCGGAGGTCAGGTCTTTGCGGGTTCTACTCGTGATTACCCGATCACTAACGGTTACAGCACGAACATTTTCTACGGTGATTACGTAGGATTGTCTCGTGGTGAAATCGTGCGTCTGTCTGTGTCTACTGGCACAGCAGGCAATCAAACAGGTATCTTCTTGGGATGCCGTTACACAAACCCCGTCACTAAACAGTTGACTTTCTCGCAATACTGGCCCGCATCAACTGCGGCTGGTGATGCAGTAGCTATTGTTGCTGATGATCCTGACCAAGTGTTCAAGGGTGTTGTTTGTTCTGCTACTACCGCTGTTGCTTCTGGCGCTCGCGCTATGATTGGTCAAAACTTGGCCATGATTAACAACACAGGTAGCACTACAACTGGCAATTCTAAGAACGCCATTCTCGCACCTAGCGATACTCCCGCTACTACATCATCCTTGCCCGTTCGCGTGCTTGGTTTGGTGCCTGATACGGCTGTTTCACTTGGAACTGTGACTTACACCAGCATTTCTACCGCTACTGTAACTTGCTCGGCTCTGCCGTTTGCGTTACCCGTTGGTACAGACGTTGGCTCGTTGGACTCTTCTGGAAACTATGTTTCTTCGGGTTCTTTCGTCGACACCGCCGCATCTGCCGGTGCTACATCGTTTATTTTGAACCAAGCTCCTGTTGCTACATTGAACACTACTATTGTGTTGATGCAGTACCCAGAAATTCTGGTCAAGATCAACTTTGGTCAGCATCAGTATTATGCTGGTACCAGCATTGCTTAAGGAGTAACTTAAAATGGCAATTTCACGCGCACAACTACTTAAGGAACTCCTCCCCGGCTTGAACGCATTGTTCGGCATGGAGTATGCTCGTTACGGTGAAGAACATAAAGAAATTTATGAGACTGAAACCTCTGAGCGTTCCTTCGAAGAAGAGACCAAGCTGTCTGGCTTCTCTGCTGCACCTGTTAAGAACGAGGGCTCTGCCATCGCTTATGACAATGCACAAGAGGCATGGACAACTCGCTATAACCACGAAACCATCGCTTTAGGCTTCTCCATCACTGAAGAAGCTGTGGAAGATAACTTGTATGACTCTTTGTCAGCTCGTTACACCAAAGCATTGGCTCGCGCTATGGCTTACACCAAGCAGGTTAAAGCTGCCGCCGTTATCAACAACGGTTTTAGCTCAGCCTATGTTGGTGGTGATGGCGTACCTTTGTTCAGCACTGCTCACCCCCTAATTTCTGGTGGCACTAACAGCAATCGTCCTTCTACAGCCGCTGACTTGAACGAGACTTCTTTGGAAGCCGCCGTTATTCAAATCGCTGCTTGGACAGACGAGCGTGGTCTTTTGATCGCTGCTAAGCCCAAGAAATTGATTGTTCCCCCAGCTCTGCAATTCGTTGCTACTCGTTTGTTGGAAACCAGCCTCCGCGTTGGTACAACTGACAACGATATCAATGCGTTGAAGAACAACGGTTCAATCCCTGAAGGCTACACCATTAACCACTACCTGACCGACACAAACGGCTGGTATTTGACTACTGATGTGCCTAACGGTCTGAAGCATTTCATCCGCTCTCCTTTGGAGAACAAGATGGACGGTGACTTCGACACAGGTAACGTTCGTTACAAAGCCCGTGAGCGTTATAGCTTCGGCTGGTCTGATCCATTGGGTACCTTTGGTTCACCCGGTTCAGCCTAATATTTCTTAGGAAATATTTGAAGGGGGGCCTTGTGCCCCCTTTTTATTTGGTGTATATTGACTTTAATCCGGGCTTTCCGGTGTATCAAACTGTCCCGGCAGACAACATGCAAGATTGATACACTTTTAACTGCATGAAGGAAAACATCATGGGATTTGCATCACACCTTGGCCCTTGGCTGCTCGGTACTGTTAAAAACACAACCGGCACCACTGCTGGCACTATTCGCAACATGGGCGCAACTACTGTTGCCCAAACTTATACGGCTACTGCTTCTGTCATTTTGGCAAGCCCCACAGCACAACAGATGTTTGTGCTCCCTGCTGGCGCTAAGATTCTTCGCTTTGGCCTTGAAGTTAATGTTGCTTTGACCGGCGCGTCTAACTGCGGCGTTACTATTGGTAGTTCTGGTACAGCTAACCTGTATATGACTACGGTCAACACCGGCACTTCGGCGGTTCAAACTTCTCCAGCTACGATTGCAGCGGCAACTTCAGGTCTTTACGACAGCATCGGCACAACAGACGCAATCATCTACGGTACGTTTACCGCAGCTACTGCTGACGCTACTGCTGGTACGATTACGGTTACTGTTGAGTACATCGTTCGTGACTCAGACGGCTCAGCTAACCCCAGCCAAGTCTAATTAGTCTAGGGGGCTTCGGCCCCCGTTTACAAGGAGATTAATTATGCAACAGACAGACGTTAAATCCGCGCACCTTAGCGCGGCTGGCTCTTACTATGTAGGTCGAACACGACTAAAGGGTATTGTTGTATCCCCAAAAATAAGCACGGCGGTAACATTTGAAATCCGAGACGGTAGCGCCACAGCCGCCGTTCTCTACACAATGGACTTAGCTGGCAACAGTAATCCAAATACTTTTTACGTTCAAGTTCCCGGCGAAGGTGTTTTGGCTTCTACAGGTTTGTATTTAACGACAAGTGCGGGCACAGTAACCGGGATCACGGTGTTTTATGGCTAAGAGTCCAGCATGGCAGAGGAAAGAAGGCAAGAACCCCGAGGGTGGCTTGAATGCCAAGGGGCGAGCCTCCGCCAAAAAGCAAGGGATGAACTTGAAACCTCCCCAGCCGGAAGGCGGCTCCCGGCGCGACTCTTTTTGTGCGAGGATGGAAGGGATGAAAAAGAAATTGACGTCCCCCAAAACCGCCAAAGACCCAGACTCACGCATAAACAAATCACTTAGAGCATGGAAATGCTAGACATTAATACGATTTGGACAGCAATTTTGACCCTGTTTACAGGGCTTTTGACGTTTGTCATTAGAGAAAAGTTTGCCGAGATCAAACGCCTAGACATCTTGCTCAACAAAACCCGAGAGGAGTTAGCCCGTGATTACACAACTCAAGCAGAAGTGCAGAGAATTACTGACCACATTGACCAACGTTTTAACCGGTTGGAAGCAAAAATTGACCAACTTATTCAAGCGGGGAAATGATGCCGAGCACAAGTAAAAAACAACACAACTTCATGGCAGCAATTGCGCATAACCCTGCGTTTGCCAAGAAGGTAGGAATTCCGCAAAGCGTTGGAAAAGATTTTGACGAGGCGGATAAAGGAAAGAAGTTTGGCTCTGGCGGATACGCCCGTCCTGACCTTCAAAAGATTAACAAACCCAAGACTCTTCATGGGAAGATGTCAATCATGAAAGAAGGTGGTGATACTATGGCTACAAAGAAAATGAATATGGGCGGATATTCCAGCGGCGGCGCTATGCCCATGAAAGACGGTAAACCTGCTTTTATTGGCGACGGTAAAGGCGCGATGAAAAAAGGCGGCATGGCCAAAGGCGGCATGAAGCACGAAGACGTCAAGATGGACAAGTCTATGATGCAAAAGGCCGTAAATAAGCACGAGAGCCGTTTGCACAAAGGTGCAACTATGACTAAGTTGGCTGGTGGTGGCACGTTCCGTGCATCTGCTAACGGCATTGCCACTAAAGGCAAGACCAAAGGCACGATGGTTAAGATGAACATGGGCGGCAAAGCCTGTTAAGGAGCATATTATGAAGGGCACAATAGGTAGACCAAGTCTTCAAAAATCAATGCAAGATGCCGACGCAATTAGACGCGATCAAGAGTACGTAGATCGCGCTATTAGCCCTGAAGGGTACTCAATGGAACGAGGCTTAGGCCCTGCTTTAGCTGCGCAACGTTTACGTAAAGACTCTGATGAAGGGCGCTATGCGGCTCCCGGATACGGAGATCAAGGCCAATTTGCTGGCGGTAGTGGCAGTGGTGGAGCTAAACCTAACACAGACGAAGAGTTAACTTCTGGTAAATCTGCCATGAAAAAAGGTGGTATGGCTAAGTCAGCCAAGTTTATGTCATTTTCCAAGAAGGGTAAGCCCGCAGGGATGAAGCCTGTTACAAAGATGGCTTCTGGCGGTTCTGCGTCTTCTCGTGCAGATGGTATTGCTGTTAAAGGCAAGACTCGCGGAAAGATGTGCTGAGATGGCAACCGTAAAACCCACAGGTAGTGTAGTTAAGTCTTTAAAAAAGGCTGGGTTTTATGGTGCGAGTGAACCTAAACGACTGGCTATTATTAACAAAGTTACAACCAAACCCCAGCGGATAAAGATGGTTGATAAAATGTTTTTAGCCAAAAAAAGTAAAGGTAGAACAAAATGATGGCATCCCGAGGAATGGGCGACATAATGCCCAGCAAAATGCCCAAGGGCAAGCGTAAAGCTCGTCGGGATAACACTGACTTTACACAGTATGCTGAAGGCGGCAAAGTAAATGCGGCTGGCAACTACACTAAACCCGGTCTGCGCAAGCGGATTGTGTCTCAAGTAAAAGCCGCAGCTACCCACGGTACAGGCGCAGGACAGTGGTCTGCACGTAAAGCTCAGCTTGTTGCTAAGAAATATAAAGCTTCTGGTGGAGGGTATAGAGATTGAAAGCTCCGCAAAAGTCTCTCAAAGACTGGGGCGACCAGAAATGGCGCACTAAGTCTGGCAAACCGTCAAGTAAGACGGGAGAGAGATACTTGCCCGAAGCAGCTATTAAGTCTTTATCACCATCAGAATATGCCGCTACAACACGTGCAAAGCGTGCTGGCAAGAAAGCCGGGAAGCAGTTTGTAGCGCAACCAAAAACAATTGCAAAGAAAACGGCGGGATTTAGATGACTACTTCTGGAGTTGCAGCATTTAATCTTGACCTCAATGAGATTGTTGAGGAAGCATTTGAGCGTGCGGGCTCTGAACTTCGCACGGGATACGACCTGCGTACTGCAAGACGAAGTTTGAATCTTCTTTTTGCTGACTGGGCAAATCGTGGTGTAAACATGTGGACATTTGAGCAAGGTACGCTTACCTTTACTCAGGGTCTAAACACTTACGCACTGCCGAATGACACTGTTGATTTGCTAGAACACGTTATTCGTACTGGTAGCGGTAATGTAGCTACACAGTCTGACCTAACAATTACCCGTATTAGTGTTTCTACTTATGCCACGATCCCCAATAAATTACAGCAAGCCCGCCCAATTCAGGTGTGGTTCCAGCGTTTAGACGGTCAAACATCGTCTATAGGGACTACATTAAATGGTGGAATCTCAGCTACGGCCACTACAATTACGCTAACTTCTACCGCTGGTTTGGCTACTACGGGTTTTGTACAAATTGATACTGGGGCTTTAGCAGAGACTGTGCAATATGGCTACATCAGTGGTAACCAATTGATGAACTGCTTCCGTGGCCAAAATGGTACAACCGCAGTAGCACACTCAACAGCCGTCGCTGTTTATTCACAAAACTTGCCATCCGTTACGGTGTGGCCGACTCCCGATGGATCACAAACATACCAATTCGTTTACTGGCGTATGCGCCGTATTGATGACGCAGGTGGCGGCGCTAGGACTATGGATGTACCTTTCCGTTTCTTGCCCTGCTTGGTTGCTGGACTCGCCTACTATTTGGCGTTAAAAGTTCCCGAAGGTGCGGGGCGTTTAGACGTCCTTAAAGCTCAATACGACGAAGCTTGGCAGTTGGCTGCTGGCGAAGATCAAGAACACGCCTCTTTGCGGTTTGTACCGAGGCAAATGTTTATTGGAAGCGGTACGTAAATGGGCAATAGGTTTGCTTCAGGTAAGAACAGTATCGCCATGTGCGATCGCTGTGGCTTTCAGTTTAAACTAACGGCACTTCGTAAAGAAATTCAGAAGACCAAGATATATAACCTGCTTGTGTGCCCCGAGTGCTGGGATCCAGATCAACCACAATTGTTGCTAGGCATGTACCCAGTTGACGACCCACAAGCTGTACGCAACCCACGTAGGGATACAACTTACTATACGGCTGGTACAAACGGATTACAGACAGTTAACTCGACTAGCAATGCTCCTGATGCTGCTGGTTACGTTACAGGTGGTTCTCGGGATATTCAGTGGGGCTGGGCCCCCGTTGGTGGTTCGAGTAATTTTGATGCGCCTTTAACACCAAATTACTTGGTGGCAACGGCATATGTTGGTACAGTTACGGTAACAGTTACTTAGGAGATTAAAATGGCATACACAAAATCCGCCGACGGCGTTGCAAAAAAGGGTAAAACAGACGTTCAAGTCTTCCCTAATAGCGGCCCTACAGCACCCAATCCACGCGGTGGCAAGAAGTCTTCCGGCGTGACCAGCGAAGCGATGATGAAAGTCGGTCGCAACATGGCACGTGTGGCTAACCAAATGAAAGGCTAATCATGGCTAAATTTAGTAAAAAGATGATGGGCAAAGAAATTGGCGACGCCGCTACTTATGCTGCACCGCACAAAATGAATGGCAAGCCTCTGGTAATGTCGACTAACCCCGGTAAGCCTTCAGACATTAGTAGCACCACAACCATGAAGATGAGTGTTGGTAACTACAACAACGGCCAAAGTGAAACTAAAACTTCAGGTATTAAAGTTCGCGGCACGGGTGCTGCAACTAAAGGTTTGATGGCACGAGGCCCGATGGCGTAAACATGGATAGAACTGCGCTATATAACGCTATTCAAGCGTACACGGAGAACACGGAAGCTGATTTCGTGGCTAATATCCCCGTGTTCGTTACGCAGGCTGAGCAGCGTATTTACAACAACGTGCAGTTCCCATCGCTTCGCAAGAATGTACAGGGTTCTATGGCGGTAAACAACAAGTATTTGCAGTGCCCCGATGATTTTTTAGCGGTGTATTCTTTGGCAATTATTACTGACGTTACCGGTGCAGATGTGAATACGGGCACGTACGAGTATCTGTTGAACAAAGACGTTAACTTTATTCGTCAAGCGTACCCAACACCGAACGATACAGGTGTTCCAAGGTACTATGCTCTGTTTGGCCCCACTGTATCTAGCGGGGTTGTTACGGACGAATTAACGTTTATTCTTGGCCCTACGCCAGACCAAAACTACCGTACCGAACTGCATTACTATTACTATCCCGAGTCAATTACAGTGGCTGCGGATGGCCGTACGTGGCTTGGCGACAACTTTGATACCGTGCTTTTGTATGGCTCTTTGGTTGAGGCTTACACCTACATGAAAGGTGAGCAAGACATGATGGGGTTGTATAACGCTAAGTACCAAGAAGCATTAGCGCTTGCAAAACGTTTAGGCGATGGGCTCGAGCGTTCCGACAGTTACAGAAGTGGCCAATATCGTTTACCGCCTTTACCTCAAAATAAAGGGGTGGCGTGATGAGTATTGTCCAGACCCAAACCACCAGCTTCAAAGCGCAGTTGTACCAAGGTATTCATGACCTAACAACTGACGTTATCAAGATTGCTTTGTACACAGCAAATGCGAATCTTAACGAAGACACAACCGTTTACAGCACAACAGATGAAGTGCAACCTACGGGTTCGTATTCTCTTGGTGGATCGCAACTGACCCCAATTACAGTCAGTACTTCTGGATACACCGCCTATGTGGGCTTTCCTAATATCTCATGGACAGGCGCAATTACAGCTCGATGTGCGTTGATCTATAACGACACTGTTGCCGGTAAGCCGTCTATAGCTGTGCTGGACTTTGGTTCAGACAAAACTTCTACAGCCACGTTCACCATCACAATGCCAGTCAATGGCCCAACCACTTCGTTAATTAGGAGTTCAAATTGATTGTTACAACAACCAAAGGCGACATGGACGATTCATTGCTTGAAAAGCGCGAAGGTTCATTGGATAATGACAACGAAACAACCACATGGGTGGAGTACTGGTTAGACGGGGAGCTTGTGCATCGTTCTGTGCATGTAGCTCTTAAGAAAAATGTAAGTTCTGCGGTAGAAGCCGCATCTTTTAACTAAGGAGCCAATCATGGCAAATACACAAGCAATGTGCACATCGTTTATGGGCGAGTTGATGACCGCAACCCATAATTTTGGCGTAGCACCTATTCGCGCCGTTACTACAGTAGACACGTTCAAAGGTGCCTTGTATTTGGCTTCTGCTACATACAACGCAAGCACCACTGCGTACTCGTCTACAGGTGAAGTAACTGGTACAAACTACACGGCTGGCGGCGTAGCGGTTACATTTGGCACACCCCCAACAGCAACTAATAGCTCTACAACAGCGGGCGTTGCGTTTGTTACACCTTCAGCCAGTATTACGTACACCAACGTAACTTTGGCTACAGCGTTTGACGCGGTTTTGATTTATAACTCAACGCAAAGCAATAAAGCAGTAAGCGTTCATACCTTTGGTTCACAGACTGTGACTGCGGGTACGTTTACTCTGACAATGCCTTCAAACACCACATCTACTGCGTTGCTGCGTTTAGCTACAACCTGATCCTCCTAAATAGGAGGGCAGTAAATGGCGACCGCATGGGGTGCAGGTACATGGGGCAGTAATACTTGGGGAGGTCAGCAAGCTGACCTAACCGGCGTTGCCGCGTCTGGTGCTGTTGGTACAGTCACTGCTGAAGTTTTTTATGCAGTAGCCATCACAGGGGTGGCGGCTACAGGCGCGGTTGGAAGTGTTGCTGAATCAAACACCATTGCGCTTACTGGTGTAGCTGCGATTGGTCAGCCCGGAGAACTTTCAATTCCCGGGGTTGAGTCAGGAATTTCTGGGGTTGGAGCAACAGGCGCTGTTGGTTCTGTGGCAGTTAGCTCGGCAGAAGGTGAAGATGGGGTTGTAGCTACAGGCTCGGTGGGCACTGTAGGGATTTCTCAGAGTGTTGCCATTTCTGGTGTTTCAGCAACCGGTAGTGTTGATAATGTTGGATTTACTTACGGTTCTAACATTAACGGTAATCAAGCTATAGGATCTGTTGGTACTCTGGAGTCAAACAGGGTTGTTGCGATCAGTGGTGTTGCAGCTTCTGGCGCGGTTGGCACAGCGGTGTTTAACTGGCAAGCTGTTGGTGTTGCGGCTACGGGTGCGGTTGGTACTGTTTCGATTGGCACAATTCAAGTAACCTTGAGCGGTGTCAATGCTTCTGGGTTAGTTGGTGAAGATACCCCAGTTAAATCAATACCAATCTCAGGTGTTTCAGCAAATGGTTCAGTTGGTAATGTCGTAGGTGGTAAGTCTATGGGGATTACCGGCAATCAGGCAAAGGGCAACATTGGAAATTTTGGCGTGTTTTATTGGTCGTTAATTGATGACACAGAAGACGCAAACTGGCAAAATATCACTACAGTGTAGCTAAGTGCTGCACACAGACAGGAGTTTTAAATGGCTACAGGCGCAACAGGACAATTAGGATTAGCTCTTCCCGTACAGGGTGAGCTTTCCGGCTCATGGGGTAACACCGTCAACAACGGCATTACCGAGTACACCAATATTGCTATTGCAGCTACGCTAACCCTGACAGGTGACGGCGCAGTAACTTTGCAAAACACCACAGGCGATGCTTCAGCCTCTAACATCGTATCCAGTCTGACTGGTGCGGGCACAGTTACAGCGCAGTTTGCTATTGTTAAAATTGCAGGGACTTTGACTACTACAAAAGTAGTAACCTTTGGTTCCGCAGGCTCTGCTCCATACAGCAAGACATACTTAGTAGTTAACGCTGCAACTGGCGGTTCTGTAAGTTTTACCGCGTATGGTGGCACAGGCGTAACTATTGCTGTGGGTGAGAGTGCGTACGTTTACTACAACGGCACAAACATTGTTAAAGCTGCTGGAACCGTAAACACAGGCGTCACCTCTTTTACCGCCGGAACCACTGGATTTACACCTTCTACATCTACAACAGGTGCAGTCACTTTGGCAGGCACCCTTGCTTTGACAAATGGCGGAACAGGCGCCACAACAGCGCCGGGGGCTATGGCTAATTTAGTGGGTTTTACATCCACTGTAACAGCCGCTGGCACAACCACACTAACAAACACAAGTAGCTACTACCAGTACTTTACAGGCACAAATACTCAAACAGTTCAGTTGCCTATAACCAGCACATTGCAGACTGGTTGGACATTTCACATTGTCAACAATAGCACGAGTAACGTGACGGTTATTTCGTCTGGCGGAAACACCGTTATTACGGTAGTGCCTAGCACTACAGCCATGTGTACTTGTATTGGTACAACATTAACAACTGCCGCTGACTGGGAATCCGGGCTAACAGATTTTAGCAGCGCAACGGGTACTGGCGCTGTAGTGTTGTCAACCTCGCCAACACTTGTTACTCCTGCACTTGGAACGCCAACAAGTGGAACGGCGACTAACCTGACAGGTTTGCCTTTAACTACTGGCGTAACCGGCACACTTCCCGTAGCTAACGGCGGTACTGGCGCTGCTTCGTTAACCGCAAACAACGTGCTTTTGGGTAACGGTACTTCTGCTGTTCAAGTTGTGGCACCGGGTTCTTCCGGCAACGTGTTGACGTCCGACGGAACAACTTGGTCTTCTACAGCCCCCGCTGCTGGCGTATCTTTATCTGCGGCAAACACATGGACGGCTACGCAGACTTTTAACGGTTCGTCCACGACTTTGGGGACTACTTTAAAAAATGCGGCGGAAACTACAACAATATCTGCAACAGCGGCAACGGGCACTATTACGTACGATGTACTCACTCAAGCAGTTTTGTACTACACGACCAACGCATCAGGAAACTGGACAGTAAACGTCAGGGGTTCTAGTGGCACATCGCTTAATACGTTGATGTCTACTGGGCAAACAGTGACAATTGCTTTCATGGCTACGCAAGGCGGAACGGCTTACTACCCAACAGGATTCCAAATTGATGGAACAAGCGTTACTCCTAAATGGCAGGGCGGTACAGCACCGTCGTCGGGCAATACAAGTGGTATTGATGTTTACACTTACGCAATTGTTAAAACTGCATCCGCCACATACACAGTATTTGCTTCGCAGACCCAGTTTAAATAAGGAGTTCTAATGCCTTTAATAATGACACGGGGTTCAGCTTCTGCAAAAGCTTACGGCTGGACGAAACAAAGTGGTGGTGCGGGCTATAGGTACGTGGTAATGGGCGGGGACAACACTGCTAGTGTGGCTGGTGGAGCTACTGTTGCAGGTGCTGCATACCTTCCTACACAACCTGCATACCAAACCACTAGAGGCATGATTGGTGTTGTTGCTGACGGCTCTTTCATTGCGCTTACGGGGGGCGCTGCTTCATACTATTCACTAAATAACGGCGCTAGTTGGTCATCATTTGGTGGCACATCATCACAGATATATTTACCCCCGGGGCTTAACGGCGCTATTGCATATAGTTCTAACGGCGGAAAGTACGCAGCGCAGGGCAGTGTTGGGTATGACTACAAATCCGGAAGCTACTATGCAGTAGTTCCTATGATCTCACGGACAGGTACTAATTCTGGCGGAAGTGGTTTTGCTATTGGTTCTTCTCCGAATTTTCGGACAATAATGTACTCACCGACCCTAAACACCTTTTATCTGACTGGGTGGGGCTCTAGCTCAAATAATGTTCGCTGTATTGATGGGTCAGCGCCTTCTTCTGGAAATGTTACGGTAAGCGTCACAACAAGCAATTTTTTATTTGGAATAAGCAAGGATGGTTACCCAATTGCCCCCGTATTCCAAGGCGGGTCTAGTTGGTCACTTAGAGAGTATACCGCCTACGATTTGTCATCTTACAACGCTCTTGGTTCCTTATCGGGTAGTAATCTAAACTCTCCCAAAAATTCTCCTTGGACATGGCTTCCAGTAAACAATGTGTATATGCTGGGATTAGCAGGCAACAGTGGGTCTTCTGTAACTGTTCAAACTTCTACTAGCGGTTCACCGGCATCATTGTCGACTGTGGGGAGTGTGTCATTTAGCAGCATGCAAGCAGTTATCAGTATAAACTTCATGGAAGAAACTACCGGAAGAATATGGATGTCGGGTTGGGCTGCATATTATGACGCAAAGGGTGGCACGTATGCAAGCCAATACTCTTGTTACAGTGACGATACTGGCGTGTCATGGTCGATATCTGGCGGAAAAATCGGGGCTTCTAAAAACTTTACGTAAGGGCAAACAATGAAACTTTATATTCAACAAGTTGACGGGGTATGGGGCCACTCACAATTTCGTGATGATTTTGCAAACACACCCAAAGCGGATTACAACGCGCAAGGATGGTATGACTTTGAGCCCACACCGGCACCACAAATAGACTTAAATGCATACACAACCAAAGAAGTGTACTTAGACGCGGAGAATGTTGCTCGTTACCGCTGGACTGTGACGCTAAAAACAGGCAGTGATTTGGCTCAAGCAGTTAGGGACAAGTGGTTGATAACACGCGCCGACAGAAATATTATGCTAACGCAGTCAGACTTTACGCAAGTGGCTGACGCCCCTATGACAGCAGAAAAACGTGCTGAGTGGGCAACATATCGTCAAGCGCTTCGGGACATTACAACGCAAGCTGACCCATTCAACATTGTTTGGCCCACTTCACCAGATGGCCGCGTGGCTCAGATTGGGGTTGCCCGTGTCTGAGGTTGTTGAAAAAGCCCCTCGTGAGATGACGGGCGACATTCGCTTTGTTGACAACGTGTTTGTAAAAATGATTCCGCTTGCTAAAGTGGGCGATAAAGTACAAGGCCATGCGCATGTGTTTGACCATATTACCTTGCTGTCTGTTGGTAGTGTGCTGATGAAGCACGACAACGGCGAAGCCACACATACAGCGCCTTGTCTTATTGTTACGCCCAAAGGTATTACGCATGAATTTACAAGCTTGACGGATTTCAGTCTGTTGTGCTGCATTCATGCAATTAGGGATGGTGATGGCATAGATGATGTCGCGCCACAGGAAATTTCTGAGGCCCAAGCAATGGAACTGTTTCGCAAAAACCCCGTTACGCTAACAACTTAACAATGAGCCAAACAGTATTACGCAAAAAACAGTTTCTGACACAGGCGCAGTGCGACGAATTAAATGCGTGGGTGCTAGAAGCTGTTGCACGTAAGTGGCTGGATTTAGGGACTTCTCGTGGAGCGCACTGGCAATACGATAAAAGACTGACAACCCGACCCTACGGGTATCGTTTTGAATACCCCGAGGCTGTGTACAAAATTTCTGAACAAATAACCGAAGCTTTACAGCTAGGCAATTTGCCAAAGAGCACTTTTGGTGGCGGTCGTGACGGGGTTGTTGTTTCGTGCACCTTTCTAGATGGAGATGTGTACGAGCACTACGACCCAATGGAAGGCAATAAGCACGTTTTACGATGCAACGTCATGACACAGAAAGCGGACAGCGGTGCTAAACTTTATGTAAAACAAGAGCATATAGACATAGATGTGGGCGAACTGCACTGCTATTTGCCTTCAAGTGTGCCGCACTATGTTACTAAAGTGGAAGGCCGGACGCCCCGTATTATGTGGATGTTTGGCTACGAGTGCGACAAAGAGCGCTTTGACCAACTTTTGGCAGTAGAGGCATAATCGTGTGGGACTGGGCTGAAGCATTCATTGCGGCAGCCTGTATAGTCGCCTTCATCATCTTTGGCACGTACATAATTGCATGGAGTGTGGTGTGATAAATGCGTTGGCTCATACTGTTACTGTTGTT